CACAACTGCCTCTTGGTGGTGGTCAGTACATGAAGGTGATGTGGAACAACCAGCACCATAGACCGATGACCGAGTTCATCTCGATTGATGATGTATACCTACCCTTTGCAGCAACAAACTTTTACGCAGCAGAGCGTAAGACTCACGTTCAATACATCACCAAGTTTGAGTACGGTAGACGCGTTAAGTCAGGCATGTACATTGATGTTGACTTAGGTACACCAGATGATCCAGAGTACAGTAAGGCAAGTATCGCAAATGATAAGATCGAAGGTAGAAAAGAAACGTCATACAATGAAGACGGCTTACGTACTGTGTTTGAAGTTTATACTTATCTTGATATGGGTGACGGTGCTGAACCTTATATTCTAACAATTGATAAGTCTAGTGGCTTAGGCTTAAGCTTATACCGCAACTGGGAAGTTAATGACGAACTAAAGAATGAGCTAGACTGGATTGTTGAGTTTGCTTTCATTCCTTGGCGTGGTGCTTATCCTATCGGCTTAACCCACATGATCGGTGGATTGTCCGGTGCTGCGACTGGTGCGTTACGCGCACTACTTGACTCTGCACATATTCAAAATATCCCTACCATGTTGAAGTTGAAGGGCGGCCCTGGTGGTCAAACCTTAAACCTACAACCAACAGAGATAGCTGAGATAGATGGCGGTGCGATGATTGATGACATTCGCAAGATCGCCATGCCAATTCCATTTAACGGACCAAGCCCTGTATTGTTTCAACTATTAGGATTCCTTGTTGATGCCGGTAAGGGCGTAGTTCAAACATCATTTGAAAACCTAAGCAGTCAGAACCCTAACCAACCTGTCGGCACTACGATGGCGTTGATTGAACAGGGTATGGTTGTGTTTAGTAGTATCCATTCAAGACTGCATAGCTCAATGGCTAAGGTCCTAGGCATACTACATAGGGTTAACTCTGCGTACTTAACGGCTGAAGATATTGCGGCACAGAAGTCTGGTTTAGATATAGATCCATCAGACTTTGATGGTCCTTTAGATATTATACCGGTCAGTGATCCTGCAATCTTTAGTGAGACTCAACGCTTTGCTCAGGTTCAAGCCTTGATGCAACGTGCTGCTGTTGCACCTCAATTGTATGATCCCAGAAAGATTGAAGAAATGTTCTTACGGGCCATGAAGATACCGGATAAGGATGTACTTAATCCAGTACCCGGCACTATTGACATGGACCCAGTTAGTGAGAACGTGGCAGCAACAATGGGTCAGCCTGTCTATGTATTGCCTAAGCAAGATCACATAGCGCACATGATGTTACACTTAGCGTTCTTGAAGTCACCCTTGTTTGGTCAGAACCCTGTTATAATGAAAACCTACTTATATCCAATGGCGACTCATTTAAGGGATCATTTGCTTAACTATTACCTAACAGAGTCGCACGAAGCAATTTCTAAGGGTCATAAAGAGAAGGTTATTAAGTCTGAGTCAGAGCAAGAGACTAAGTTAATACTAGAGGTGCAACAACTTATTGAGCAACAGTTATCAAGCTTTGCACAAGAGCTGGCTCAGATTGATCAAGCAGCACAACAGTTTAAACCACAGCCTCCAATGCCGCCTGATAACTCTATGCAGATTGCACAGCTTAATGCACAGACACAAAGTCAGTCTATGCAACAAGCTAGCCAGTTGGGTCAAGCAAAACTAACCCAAGACGCACAGCTTAAACAGGCAAGTATGGCGCAGGATGCTCAGTTTAAACAAGCTCAAATAGCAAGTGATGCTAAGAAACAGCAAGACGCGATAGCTATTGAACAGATGAAACAGTCTGGCAATGACCAACGCACTATGGCTGAACTAGCGTCAAGAGAGCGTATGAATGCCGGTGATAATCAAACAGCAATGCAATTAGCACAGGCTGAGATTATGTCCGGAGAAAAAATAGCGGTGTCGACCGGCACTGGTATCAACCCTGGCAGTTAGGAGTAATTTATGAGTGATCAACCAAAGAACGGAACAGTGCCATTAGATAGCGCACTGGTTAAGCAACATCACAGACTAGCAGCAGGTTTACCTGTTGACGGTCAGAAACTACCTTCAGCGCCAGCGGCACCTAAAACGCCAGCATGAATTTAGAGACAAGATTACTAAATCGCCTAAAGCTTGAGCAACAAACATTTGCTGCTGATGCTTTAAAAAGACCTGTAAATAAAGATGCTTTTGAGTATGGGTATCGGGTTGGCGTGTTCGCTGGTTATGAGGCAGCAATTAACATACTCCTATTAACAATTGATGAGGTTAAATATAGTGACAACGACTTATGAAGACGCAATGAAAGAGGCGTTCCCTGCTGTAGAAGCTGGGATCAGACCTTTTGGTAGCCGTGTTCTAGTACAGATACGCACACCTAAGAAGAAATCATCCGGTGGTATTATTTTAAGTAACGATACCCAAGATACCGAGAAATGGAATACCCAGATTGCTAAGGTTGTTTCATTAGGACCGTTATCATTTAAGAACAGAAACACAATGGAAAGCTGGCCTGAAGGCGACTGGTGTACCGTTGGTGAGTTCGTAAGGGTAGCAAAGTATGGTGGTGATCGTTGGGAAGTTACAGCTCCTGATGGTGAGGTTGCACTATTTGTAATTTTTAATGATCTTGATATTTTAGGGCAGGTACTAGGCGACCCTTTAGCAATCAAGGCTTTCATCTGATAGGAGATGATTAAATGAGTAATGTTTTAGCAGAAGATGATGACATAAATGATGATGATATTATTATCGTTGACGATAGCACTGACAATGATGATGGTGATGCTAGATTAGGCAACACTGACGACAACAGCGATGAACGTGAGGCTATTCGTGAACGTAGACGTTTAGAAAAACAAGACCGCAAAGCAAGACGCGGAAAAGCAATTGATCGTGATAAGCTAGAGCTAGACTTTCTTAGAAATCGTAACGATGACTTAGAAAGACGCATTAGCAGTCAAGAGCAACGCACCCACCAAGGTGATTTAAACAACCTAGACCAAGAGATAGCAAAGACATCGCAAGAGGCTGATATGGCTGAACGTGTTATTGCTAAAGCTATAGAATCAGGTAATGGCGAAGACGTAACTAAAGCGATGCGCTTTCGTGATCAAGCGATCGCAAAGTTTAATCACTTAAACCAAGTTAAACAACAAGCCCAAGCCCCAATTCAGCAACCACGTAACACGGTTGATACTATCACCATGTCTCATGCTAAAGAGTTCTTAGAAGATAACTCATGGTATGATCCACAAGGCAAGGACGAAGACTCTGCAATTGTATTGGCGATTGATCAAGCTCTATCAAGAGATGGATTTGATCCAAAGACTGAAGACTATTGGGATGAGCTTAGAGATAGGGTAGCAAAACGATTACCTGAACATTTTGAAAAGAAAAGTCGTGTAGCTAGAGGCGGACCTAATGTTGGTTCAAGTCGTGAGCATGTACCTTCATCTACACGAAAAGAAATTTATATTAACCCAGAGCGCAAGCAAGCATTAATTGATGCTGGTGTTTGGGAAGACCCTATACTTAGAATGAAGTACGTTAAGCGTTACGCTGAGTATGACAAAAAGAACAAAGACTAAAATAAAGCTTGCTTTTATTAAAAGTAAGCATTACCCTAATTTCAATCGCTGAATAGGAGCGAGTATAACATGACAGATGAACGCCTAAAGAAAACCGCTGGTGATAGCCGCACTAACAGAGTACTGCAAGACAGGGCAGTAACAGAGAGCAGAGAACTATCAGAAGATGAGCGTGTTGCAATGTTCAGACAACAATTTTTTCAATCATCTTTACCAGATTTACCCGCAATACCAGGCTGGCACATGTGCTGGCTAACAACGACTAATCCTCGTGACTCTATCCAAATGCGTATTCGCCTTGGGTATGAGCCTGTGAAAGCAGATGACGTACCAGGCTGGGAGTATGCAACTCTAAAGACTGGTGATTGGCAAGGATTTATCGGAGTGAATGAGATGTTGGCATTTAAATTGCCACTAAGCTTATATGAAAAGTACATGCGAGAAGCGCACCATGATGCGCCACTTCGTGAAGAAGAAAAGCTCACGGATACCGCAGAGTTCTTGGAACAACAAGCGAAATCATCGAAGTCACGTATCACGGTAGGCGATGGAAATTTGGCATTAGGTGAAGATAGGGAAGCCATGTTTGAGCTTTCTTAAATACATAACCTTTAATTTACGGAGCTATTATGGCCTCTACAAGCGCACCCTTTGGTTTTAGACCATCTTTCCACAACAGTGGTCAGATGCGTCCTAAAGCTTATGCTGTCACTTCTGGATATGCTGCAAGCATATTCGCTGGTGATCCTGTTAAAATTGCAACTGATGGTACTGTTCAATTAGGTACGTCTGATGGTACTCGTTCGGGTACTGTTGACGGTATTAAATTGTTAGGTATTGCTGCTGGTTTTGAGTGGTTGGATTCAACCGGCAAACCAACTATCTCTCCTTTCTGGACTGGTAGCACCGCTGTGTATCAAACTGCATCAGCTACTATCTGGGTTTATGACGATCCAGAAACTTTGTTTGACGTTCAATATGCTAATCCTGGTACTGTTGGCACTACATCTATGCAAACTGCTGTAGGTGAAGAAGCTGACTGGACTGTAGCGTCACCTGGTGGCTCTACTGCAACTGGTATATCAAGCACTGTGCTTACTGTCCTTCAAGCTACTTCTGGTCAATTCCAGATTACTGGCTTTCAAGGTAATATCAATGATTCATTAACTGACGCTTATGCTATTGTCACTGTTCGTATTAACGAGCATCAATACAAAGCTGCTGTTAATACTGTCGGTTAAGGGAGGGTTGAATAATGGCAACTCCAATGCGTAGTACCGATTTTAGATCGGTAGTTGAACCAATTCTTAACGAAGTATTCGATGGTGTTTATGACCAAAGAGCTGACGAATGGAAAATGGTATTTAAAGAACAAAAAGGTATTCCACGTAACTATCATGAAGAACCAGTTCTTTATGGTTTTGGTGCAGCACCTGAATTACCTGATGGTATGGCTGTATCTTACCAATCTGGTGGCGTTCTATTCTTACAACGTTACTTGTACAAAGTATACGGTTTGGCATTCGCTTTAACTAAAGTATTAGTTGAAGATGGTGACCACGTCCGTATCGGTCAAACTTATGCTAAACATTTAGCACAATCTTTGATTGAAACAAAAGAAACTTTAGCTGCAAACATCTTAAACCGTTCATTCAACAGCTCTTACGCTGGCGGTGATGGTACTTCTTTGATTGCAACTAACCATCCGATTGTTTCTGGTACTTTCAGCAACCAGTTGTCTACTGCTGCTGCTTTATCACAAACTTCACTTGAACAAATCTTGATTCAAATTCGTAACGCTGTTGACAACAACGGCAAACGTATTCGTTTGACTCCTAAGAAAATTGTTGCAGGTCCTTCTAACGTATTTCAAGCTGAAGTTTTACTTAAGTCTGTATTGCGTTCAGGTACTGCTGACAACGACATCAACCCTGTTAAATCAATGGGCTTGTTATCTGAAGGTCAAGCAAACTTATCACGTATCACTTCTACTACCGCTT